AGGACATGCTTTTTTTAAATTTGATAAATTTTATGACAAATTAAAATCCAAGAACTGGAAATACAGTGAAGACAAAACAGGTACCATGATGGAGGCGACCTATAAGAAATGTGAAATAGAGTTTCTGGATCAAAAAAGATTCCCTACTAAAGATAAAGGAAAATATAATACACCCACTAAAAATATTGTAAAAATTTCTGTAAAAGAATTTGAAAACGTTCCGATTCATCATACCAAATTACAGCACAACAAGGATATCATATGATGAGAAAAATACTCGGGCCTCCGGGAACAGGGAAAACAACACGTCTTTTAAATTATGCTAAAACTTTCTTAAAGTTAGGAACGCCAATTGATAAAATAGGTTATTTTGCTTTTACTAAAAAAGCTGCTACGGAAGCTAAAGAAAGAATGCTAGACCAAAACAAACACATAAGTCAAAAACAATTAAAACATTTCAGAACATTACACTCTCTTGCTTTTTGGAAATTAGGGATGAAAAAAAGTGAAGTTATGCAAGATGAACACTATGAAGACATAGGCAGAAGTGTAGGTATAGAAGTAACAGTTTATAGTAATGGGGAAGAAAAAACAGGTTTCGTAGATTCTGACAGTGAATATTTTAATTTAATTAATGCAGCAAGGATCAAAGAGTTATCAATTGAGGAAGAATATAATACCGGCATGTATTCTTATGAGTTGGAAAAAAATTTATTATATATTTTAAGAGATGAACTGGACAACTATAAACAGTCTTTTCACCTTAAAGATTTCACAGATATGATCGAAAAATTCATTGTGTCCGAATTATGTCCAAAATATGACGTGGTTTTTATTGATGAAGCGCAGGACTTATCGCCGATTCAATGGAAAATGTTTGATGTTTTAAAGAAAAATTCTAAACATGTTATCCTGGCGGGTGATGATGATCAAGCTATTTATGGCTGGGCTGGTGCAGATGTTAAAAGATTTCAACAAGAACCTGCAAAAGAAATAGTATTACCTCAGTCCTATAGAGTTCCTAGATTAGTTCAACATATTGCTGACAATATTTTAAGTAGAATATCAGATGAACGGAGACTTAAAAAAGAATGGGAGGCACGAGATGAAGATGGCTCAATATATTTTGGCACATCCATTGAAGACGTTCCTTTGCACGAAGGAAAATGGCTTGTGCTAGCTCGATACAACGATAAATTAATAAAACTTAAACCTATCCTCAGAGAGATGGGAATTTATTTCGAATATAAAAACAGAAAAAGTTATAAAACAAGACTCTACGCAGCTATACAAAACTACACTCGTTGGACCAATGGATCTAAACTATCTATTTCAGAATGTCGTGATCTTTTTGAATATCTAGGTAAGGACTTCCCACAAAATGAAGAACGAATGTACGACCTAAAAGAATTTGGTTATGTCCCCACCCAGCTATGGTTTGAAGTTTTTGAAACTGAACCTGAGGACAGTTTGTATATTAGAGACATGCTTCAAAGTGGTGAAGAATTATCCAAAGAAGCTAGAGTTAAGTTGTCAACGATTCATGCGGCTAAGGGAGGTGAAGCAGATAACGTTTTACTTATACTAGATAATACTAAAACTATCAGGGAAGCTATTGAAAAAAGTCAGGATAAAGAAGATGAGGAAAATAGAGTTTGGTATGTGGGCGTCACCCGTACTAAACAAAATTTATATTTAATGGCGGCAAAAAAGGAGGATCAAGGGTATGACATCGAAAGTCTACAATAAACAAATCGGCGGATCACATTATCAGAAATTTAAAATTCAGCCAAGTAAATTTGTAATTGAAAATGAGTTGCTATATCCCGAAGGATGCGTTATAAAATATATCTTGAGACACAGGTTGAAAGGAAAAAAACAAGATTTAGAAAAAGCAAAACATTTTATTGATATGATAATTGAAAGAGATTATTCGTAATGAGAATACCAAAATTTGAAGCTCAAACCGAATGGGTGAAACCAACAGAGTATCCCGACCTACGTCAAGCAGATGAAATAGCGATAGATTTAGAAACAAAAGATCCAGACCTAATTAAAAAAGGATCTGGTTCTATTATTGGTAATGGAGAAGTCATCGGCATCGCTGTAGCTACTTCTTTTTACAAAGGATATTTTCCAATTGCTCATGAAGGCGGCGGTAATATGGACAGACAGAAAGTCCTGGCATGGCTTAAAGATATATTAGAATCTCCTTCAACAAAAATATTTCATAATGCTATGTATGATATTTGCTGGTTAAGAAAGCTAGGATTTAAAATTAATGGTGATATTGTTTGCACAATGATTGCGGCAGCTGTCACGGATGAGAATAGATTTCGTTATGATCTCAATAGTTTATCGTGGCATTATCTAGGTTATGGTAAAAATGAAGCAGCACTATCAGAAGCTGCATCTGAATGGGGTATTGATCCCAAAGCAGAGATGTACAAACTTCCTGCTATGCATGTTGGATCTTATGCAGAAAGAGATGCTGAAGTAACACTAGGTTTATGGCAAGAAATGAAAAAAGAAATTATTAGTCAGGACCTCGAAGATATATTTGATTTGGAGACAGAACTCTTCCCATGTCTAGTTGATATGAGATTCAAAGGGGTGCGTGTTGATATTGAAAAAGCACACGCGATGAAAAAAGAATTTAAAAAAGCAGAACAAGAACTATTACATAAGATAAAAGGAGAAACAAATATTGACACACAGATCTGGGCAGCAAGAAGTATTGCTAATGTATTTGATGTATTAAGATTAGAGTATCCTCGTACAGAAAAAACTGAAGCACCGTCGTTTACTAAAAATTTTTTACAAGAACATAAACATCCTGTTGTTAATATGATTGCTAAAGCAAGAGAGATTAATAAAGCTCACACAACTTTTATTGATTCTATTTTAAGATATGAACATAAAGGAAGAATCCATGCAGAGATAAATCAATTAAGATCACAGACAGGTGGAACGGTTACTGGAAGATTTAGTTATCAGAACCCGAACCTTCAACAGATTCCTGCAAGAAATAAAGATTTAGGACCTAAGATCAGAAGTTTATTTATACCTGAAGAAGGATGTAAGTGGGGATGTTTTGACTACAACCAACAGGAGCCAAGACTTGTTGTTCACTATGCATCACTTTATAAATTACCTTCAGTCTATGATGTGGTAGATTCTTATAAAGAAAATATTAAATCAGATTTTCATCAAACCGTTGCCGATATGGCGGAGATTCCAAGATCCCAAGCCAAGACAATTAATTTAGGATTATTCTATGGAATGGGTAAAGCCAAACTTCAAGCAGAATTAGGAGTGACAAAAGAGAAAGCAGCAGAATTATTTAATCAGTACCACGCCAAGGTTCCATTTGTTAAACAGCTAATGGGGAAAGCTTCCAACAGAGCACAGGAGAGAGGACAAATCAGAACTTTACTAGGTCGACTTTGTAGGTTCCATCTATGGGAACCCAATAGTTTCGGCATGCATAAGGCCATGTCACATGAAGATGCACTCAGGGAACATGGACCAGGAATTAGAAGAGCCTACACATACAAATCTTTAAATAAATTAATTCAAGGATCAGCTGCAGATATGACAAAAAAATCTATGTTAGAGTTATACAAAGAAGGAATTATAGCACATATTCAAATTCATGATGAACTTGATTTATCCATTAGCAATGAAAAAGAAGCACAAAAAATCGTTGAGATTATGGAGAATGCTGTTACACTTGAAATTCCCAATAAAGTAGACTATGAGTTTGGTGATAATTGGGGAGACATATACGATTAACCAGGAGGAAACTATGGAAAAAATAAAAGTTAGAGCTCAGAAACTATGGGTTGACTATAAAGATTATCTTATAGGCGCAGCTGTTGGTCTAGTTATTGGCATAATCATATTTTAATTAAGGTATGATCGATGGCTTATCTCAACGCTAACATACCTATTATAGAATGTTACGTTAGAGGTAACTATCTACGAGACCAAAAAGATTCCCACAATAAATATTTTCAATGCGTGGTATTTGGAGTAAGCTCCTTACCTAAGCAGGTCCCTTTATTTCATTATTTAATGACTGATGGTGGCCTGTGGTGGAGAGCTCCAATATCAGCTTTCTGTTCTAAACCAGAAGCAGAAGAATTACCTTTAAATGAACTGGTAATGTGGGATTCTTTCAGTTATAACTTTAGTGTTACAACTTTTTATCAGCTGGCTGGATCTAAGATGTCATACATTTCCAGACGCAAAGTTAAAAGGGAAGGAACATACTTATTCACCATTGATTGGTGCGCGGGTGATTCTAACGAATTAAACTTCGGCTATGCCGAAAAACCCGACCAACATAAGTGCGGTCATGTAATAGAATTAGATGATGGCAATTATGCAATACAGCCAAACAACAGGTTAAGGGCATTTGATCCTTCGCTGGCTGCAGATCCATCAGAAGATTTAATAAATAGACTGGTCAACACTAAGACCTGGTCTGTTGAAAATACTTCAAAATGGATTACAGATGAACATGAAGAAGGGAGTTATGATTATCATTACTCTAACTTAGAGGATAAAAAAAATGACTGAACGATGGTGTAAAAAATGTAATAAAATGTGTCACTGCACACAAGCAGGTAATGAAAATGAATGCACTAACTGCGATTGCAGAGAACTTGAAGGTGTGGTAATTGATGACACAGGAGAATGTGAATCATGTCAATAATAAGGAGGATAATGAATAAACTATTTTTAATCATAGCATTGTTTGCTTTAAGCGCGTGTTCGCTTGGACAAAAATGTACCTATACACAGGACGGAACTAAAATTTCATCTTATGTATGGTTTACTAAAGAAGTACCAATAGATTTAAGTAAAAGTAATTGTAATTAATATGAATGATAAAATTATTACTGCACTCTTGGCTATTCTCATCGCACTTTCGGGCTGGAGTCTCACAACGACAGTCGGTCTTAAGT